CGTAGCGGACCTCCCACTCCGGGCCGACCGCGAGCGCGACGTAGCGGCTCAGGCTGCGCAGGACGTCGTTGGCGGTCCTCACCAGTCCACCCCCATGAACGAGCCGTGGACAACCGCCTTCTCCGCGAGCAGCGCCTCTCCGAGCGACTGCCCGTCGATCCACACGAAGCCGACCGACCGGCCGTACTTGTCGCGCGTCGTCGGCTGCACCACGATCTCCTTCGCGCCGGTGAGCAGCCGCGCGGCGATGCGCTGCGCCTCGCGGCCCGCGACGCGGATCACGTTGCCCTGCGCGTCCAACTCCGCGCCTTGGCGAAGCTCCCGCGCCGAGTAGTCGCGCAACCGGACGTCCTGCACCTGCGCGCCCTCCCGAAAGCCGTTCACGCCGAGGTCCAGCAGGAACCAGTAGGTGTCGCCGTCATGCACCGCGTCGCCCCGGTCCGGCGTGTGAAGTTGCGCGCGTACGCGCACGAGAGCGGAGACGTCGGTCATCGCTGCCGGTTCGCCCGCGCCTCGATGTCTGCGGCCCACTGCGTCAGCGTGCTGTCGAACAGGCCCATCTCGATCTCGTGCTCAAGCACGTCGCACGCGATGGCGACCATGTGCTGACCCGGCGAGCCGGGATGCATGACCTTCTTCGCGCGGATCCACTGCCCCGTGCGCGGGTCACGCCACGCGAGGAACTCGGCGTGCTTCGGAACGATTGGGTACTTCCGCCCCTTCGGCCCGTAGAGGCCGGTGCCGTACTCGACGTACGGCGCGTAGTCCACGTCCGTCGAGACCTTCGCCTCGTACGCCGTCACGACCCCGACGATCTTGTTGACGAGCGGCTCGGTGTACCACGACGTCCGCAGGTTGCCCGTGTCGATGGGCGTGTTCATCACGATCAGGTCGTGCATCCGGTCCGCGCCCTTGTGCGCCATCTGGCGCAGCGCGAGGCGCGTGCGCTGTTGCGCCTCGTCGTCGAAGAACACGGTCAGGCTGCCGCCGACGTACGGCATCAGGGAAGCGGCTCCACCTGAACTCGATGGCCCTCCGGGCAGACCATGAACATCAGCGACGGCTGCCACTCCTCGTTCTCCCGAGTCCAGCGCATCTCGGTACGCACGACCGGCTCGCCGCACTCGTGGCACGGCGGGGCCGCCCACTCGATCATCTCCTGCCGCTTCACAGATCCTCCCGACGCGGCTCGTTCAGCCGCGACAACGGCACCGTCCAGCCGATCACCCGGCGCTTCTTGCGGATCGGCACCGGGTCGCCGTTCACGCGCCACAGCGCTTCGCCGAGTTCGCGGCTCGTGACCTCGATCTCGTCGCTGGCGCGGATCTCCACCGGGTCCCCGGCGAGATCGAACGCGCCGCACATCATCTGCGGGTTCGGCGCGGTCCGTCGCCGCCCCCGGCCGGGATCCTCGCCCTCCGGCGCAGGCTCCGGCATCAGCCGCGCGCGGAACCACTCGAACGGGACCGGCTGCATCTCCGACCGGCCCTCCGTATTGCGCGGTCCGGCCATCTTCCGCACCACCCGCGCTCGATCCACCAGAGCCGAGTTGAGACCCATCGGCTACGCGCCCCACCAGTGGTACGGAGCGCCCTCGATCAGGCTGTCGCGGTACGGCAGGCGCTCGGCGGCCCATCCGACCTCCTGCACGTCCATCGCCGGGACCACCGTGTCCGGGTCGAAGAAGACGAGCCACTCGTCGTGCTTGTCCGGGGTCATCAGGCCCCAGAGCAGATCGTTCAGCCACGGCCACGCAACCAACCGGCGCGCCTTGATCGCGTCCTCCGGCGACCGCCGCGTCTCCGAGTAGTTGCCCGCCGAGAAGCTCTGGATCAGGTCGAAGTCCGCGAGCGTCTCGACGTACTCCGCGCCCTCCTGAATCGTCATCAGTTCCGCGAGGCCCTGCACCGCGCGCTCGACCTCCGGCGCGAGGTCATCCGGCACCGACGAGAAGTCCAAGCCGGTGAAGCGCTTGAACGCGGCCACCGACCGCCGGAGCGTCCGGTCGGCCTCCTCCGGCGTCGCCGCCTTGAGATCCGGCTGCTTGGTCCACGCCTGGATGTCGGTCGCCGTCGGCTGATTCATGCGTCCTCCCGAGACAAGGAAGGGCGGGCACAATCAGGCCCGCCCCCCGGTCAACTGCTTGTCGGCCCCCCGGTCTAGGAGGGCTTCCCGCCCGACTGGCCGCCCGACTGCGACTTCGCCGACGCCGACCCCGACTCGGCCTCGGTGTCGCCCTCGCGCGACTTCGCGCGGGAGGACCGACGCGGGCCGTCCTCCTCGTCGCGATCCCGGCGCAGGTGACCGCGCGTGTCTTCGAGGTTGGAGTCCACGAGCACCTTGTTCGTGCGCCCGTTGTCGTCCTCCACGACCGCGACGGTGCCCTGCGAGCGGCCCTGCTTGCGGACCACCGCGTCCACGACGTAGCCGTCCATGCCGTCCGGCAGTTCCACCTTGTCGAGGTCCAGTTCGGACGACGCCTCGTCGTCCACCGGGAAGGAGGAGACCGTCGCGAGGTCGGCCGTCCTGAGCGCGGTGTTGCGGCGGATCATCTCCTCCGCGTTGCCGACGCCCTTGCCGAAGTCATCGGCGAGTTCGTGGAGCGCCTGCTCCTGCGTGTCCTTGTCGTTTCCGCGAGGCATTCTCGTCTTCTCCTTGCGCTAGGCGACGACGTTCCGGCGCGCGCCGCGCGGGTCCACCGCAGCGCAGCCGAAGTCGAGCCGGACCTTGAAGTCGATGGAGTCGATGTCCCACGAGTACGGATCCGGGCCATCGAGCATCCCGGAGGCGTCGGGGGTCTTGCGGAACACCTTCGGCGACTCCTGCCCGTTCAGGAAGCCGACGGCGAACGCCGGGACGCGGGACGGGTCGGCGAACATGTACCAGTCGTTCGCGTCCGACAGGTACGGGTCGTAGACCACCGCGTCGTTCGGGATGATCCCGTTGAGCGGGTTGAGCGTGCCCTTGTCGAACACGTTGCTGCCCGCGCCCGCCGCCATCGCGATCTGCGCCTGCGCACCCGTCAACTGCGAGTTGATGATGCGGTTGGCGATCAGTTGCAGGCGGGGATCGCCGACGACGAGCGACGCGACGTTGACGCGGATGCGGCGACCGGAGTCGTCCACCTGCTTCGTCATCTGCGACACCGCGTCGGCGAGGGCGTCCTCGGACAGGGCCGCCGTGCCCTGATTGCCGCGCGCGCCCGAGAAGAACGGCTGACCGTCCGCCGCCGTCGGGTTGGACTCGATCAGCGCGATCACCGTCTCGACGATGAACTCGGCCGCCGCGTCGCCCATCTCGGCCGGGGCCGAGTTCAGCAACTCGTTGGTCTCGTCGTTGATGATCGCGTGGCGGGTGATCCCGTAGAGGCCGCCGTAGGTGTCCACCACGAGGGAGACGCTCGGCCGCTCACCACGGACAAGCTGCGGGTACTCGCCGTGCTCGCCGACGTACCCCGGCTTGCTCATGCCGGTCAGACCGCGCAGCCGCCGCTCGCGGAAGTCGGGCATGTTCTCGATGCGGGCGTAGCGCCGGTACTGCGGCTGCACCCTCTCGTAGCCATGCCAGATCGCCTGCCGGACGGGGCCGAACAGGAAGGACGGGAAGTCGGCCCGCGTGTCCGCCTCGTCCAGTTCCAGCCGCTCCTCGCGCCAGTTCTGGTACGCCTCGAACAGGAGGACCGGCTTCCCGTAGTCGCCGTACTGCTTCATGGGTTGATCTCCGTTCCTCTCTCTCCGACGGCTCCTAGAAGGAGTCCTTCGCGTCGAGGTCGATGCGGACCTTGCCGGTGGGCACGCCACGGCCGTCACCGACGACCTCGACGACGCGCCCGAACTTCACGTTCCCCGCCGAGGTCTCCGTGAGGACCCCCGTCGCGGCGGTGATGTAGACCGCATCGCCCTTGGCGAAACCGGCCACGGTGTTGACCTGCACGATGCCCTTCTTGACGAGCCAGAACTTCTCGCCGACGTCGATGATCGCGCGGTTCGCGAGACCTTGGTCCCACCCGCGCTCCTTCTGCTTGACGGCGATCCCGACCTCGTTGTTGATCGCGACCGGGTTCCCGTGGGTGATCGTGCCGCCGGTGCTGTTGACCTCGTGGGTCCCCCGGCCGGGCTGGTTGTAGGTCATGGCTCCTTGCTCCTTGTCCGCGACCTACGCCGCGTAGATCTTGTCCGGGTCCTCGAAGCCCGCCTCGCTGAGAACCTGCGCCCAATAGGGCTGCGGCCCCGCCGGGGGCTTCCCGTCGTCCGTCTCGCCCTCGGCGAGGGCGGCCTTGCCGCCGTCGGCCTTGCCCTTGCCGCCCGCGTTCTTCACGCGCGTGGGCCGCGCGTCGGCGAGGCGCTCCTTCTCGTCCTCGATGTCCTTCTTGACGGCCTCGCGGAGCTTCTCCTCGGCCTTCTTCTTGGCGGCCTTGGGGTCGTCCTCGTCCTCCTCGTCGTCCTCGACGTCGAGCTTGGGCTTGGGCTTGTTGGTCGCCTCGTCGAGGCTGTACTCCTCGCGGAGCTTCTTCTGCCACGACTCCGGGAGCCGCGACTCGGAGATCATCTGATGGGCGAGGCGCTCCAACCGCGAAAGCTGGAACGCGCGGGCCACCTGCGCCTGCGCCTGCGACTCGACCAGTTCGCGCTGGTCCTCGACCTGCGACTCGACGAGACGGGCGATGAACGCCTGGACCTCGGTGCTCTCGGAGAGCGCCTCGATCAGCAGGTTGGGCGACGCCGACAGGGCCTCGGTCAGCGCCTCGGGGGTGATGTCGGACACGTCGCCTCCTTCGGGCGAGGTCGTTGTAGCCGGGGCCGCGCCTCCGCGCTGCTCCCGGTAGTAGTCGCGAAGCTCCTCGGCGTCGAGGGACTCCACGAGGGCAAGCTCGACCTCGTGCGGGTCGCTGTAGATGCCTTCGAGCAGCGGGGCGATACGCCCGCCCGCTCCGGCCTCCGTGACCCAATCGAGCGAGCCACGGTCGTTGATCCCCTCGACCAGCCACGCCCGCGCGCCCGAGTGGACGACGGGCCGCACGCCGGTCGCGGAAGCGGAGATGCTCGCCTCGACCAGACCGGGATCGTCGTCGATCAACTCGCGCACGGCGCGGACGGGCCGGGACATGCCCATGACCGCGCCCTGGTCGAAGCGATTGTCGGAGGGGAAGTTCGGATCCCACCACGTCTCCTGCAACCGACCGCCGAGATCACGGACGTCGCGCGGGAGACCGCCGGAGGACTTCTTCTGGTCCGGCGACAGGTGGTTGAGGTACTGCTTCCAGCCCGTGAACTTGTGGGCGTTCTCCGAGAGCATCTTCGCCTCGTAGAGATGCCGCCCACGGCCTCCTCCGAGGCCCGGCCGGATGACGACGACGGGGACCCGGCCCTTGGCGTCGAAGACGCCGCCGGAACGCTCGTTGCCCTCGCCGTCGTAGCCCAACTCGATGCGCGTGCCGTCCGGCTTCGTGATGGAACCGGTGTCGGCCTCCACGAGAGAGACCGACTCGACGAGCGTCAGCGCTTCGGTCGGCGGTGATGCGGTGGTCGCCACGGCCCGAAGGGTTACACCTTCGGATCGCGCCCCCACATCGGACTTCGCCTACTTCAACGCGGGCGGGCGCTTGCGCCTCGGCGGCCGTGAGTAGGTCGTCGTCCGCGCCAACTCGTCCTCGCGGTCCCAAGCCTCGATGTCCAACTTGTGCAGACGCTTCATGGCGTCCGCCTCGTCGGTGTGAGTCGTCTGATCGCCGCCCCGGTCGTTCTCGATCTTCCACTGCTTGCCGTCGTGCCGGATCCGGCCGCCCGCCGTCGTACGCACCGAGTCCTTCGGCTCCTTCTTGATCTTGCGGAGCGCCTCCCGCGCGTACGACGCGCCCTCCCAATCCTTGTGCGGGTCCGCCTCGCGCGCGGCCGAGCGCTTCTGCTCCTTGGCCGTCGGCGGCTTCTCCGACTTGGACTTCACGCCCTTCTTCTCGGCGTCGAACTCGCGCATCCGGCGCTGCCGGTCGCGCTCGCGGAGCTTGTGCAGAGCGCGCGTCGCTGCCTCGGCCTCCGCGCGAGAGGCGTACTTGTGCTCCACGTCCTCGCCGGTGCCGCCGTACTGCTCGCCGTGGAAGCTGGCGTCGGGCATCATCAGGCTGCCCTTCCACTCCTCGGGCTTGCCCCCGTAGCCGCCGGACTTCCACGGCTCCGACGGGACGATGGGCTTCGTCATCGGGTAGTCGGTGCCCTCGGACTTCTTGATCGCGGCCTTGCCCTTCGGCGCGATCTTCTTGACGCGCTCGTGGAAGTCCTTCGCCGCCGCCTCCGGGTCGTCGTGGTAGGTGACGTTGCTCGGGTGCTCCGAAGCTCCGGGCGCTTCGGACTCGTGGTGGCCGTGGAAGACCGCGATCTCCTTGCCCCTGCTCCGGCCCGTGCCGACATCGCGCATCTCCATGTGGACCTCGTGCTCACGGCCGCCGAGCGCCGCCGTGTAGCCGCCCTGCTGCCCGTACAGCAGGCCCTCGTGCTTGTCCACGACGTTCTGCGCCGCCTTCATGTGCGGCACGGCCTTCTCGCCGATGTCGTGCGCGAACCGGCCCGAGCGGTCGCGACGGCGGTGCTGCACCGACATCTTCGCGATGTGCGAGCGCATCTGTGGCGACAGGCTCGTGATCCCGGCCTCGCGCAGGTACAGCCGTTCGAGTTCGATGCGGGTCGCCGCCTCCTCCAACGACGCATCGGCCACGCGCGCCGGTGGGTCATCGGTCGCCGCCTCGTCGAGACGCAGAGCCTCCTCCAACTGCGGGCCGCCAGCGGCGAGCAGGTATTCCCGCAAGGCGTCGATGTCCTCCGGGGACGAGAGGACCGCCTCGAACTCCTGCAAGCACATCTCGACGACGACGGCCTCGGACAGCTTCTTGCCGCCCTTGCGCCACTTCGTCGTGCGCATCCCCATGTCCTTCACGACGGCGCAGACCTGCTCGGCCCGGTCGCCGAACCGCTTGCGATTGTCGCGCACGCAAGCCGTGAACGGGTGCGGGTCCTTCATGTAGTGCTTGACGATGGGACCGATCTTCTTGCGGCTCTCGGGGGAGACGGCCTTCCAGTTCGTCACGCCGTCCGACGCCTCGGAGATCGCGCTGCTCTCCGTCTTGAGCGCCTTGCCGCAGTGCGGGCAGCGCGTCATCTTCGACTTCATCCCCTTCGGAAGGCCCTTGCCGCACGAGGCGCACTTGCCCGGCGACCCCGCTGCCTTCGACTCGCGCGCCTCCTGCATGGAGCGACTCCCCTTCTTCTTGAGATGCGGGTACTTGGCGTAGACCTTGGCCTTCACCGCGCCCTCCTCCGGCTTGCCGGAGCAGCGCGCCAGCGCGTTCTTCGCGTGACTCTCGTCATGGATGGGATACGAACCGTGGGCCGGGGCCTTGCTCGGCACCGCGAAGTCGCCCTTCGGGATCCGCTTGCGCTCGGCCATCGAGAGCTTGCGCTCCTCCAACGCCAGCGGCCGGACCATCGCCTCCGCGATCTCCTTGCCCGCCTGCGTGCGCTGCTCGGCCTTCTCCCGGTCGGTCTTCACGCGCACGTGCCCGGCGATGGTCCGCGCCGTCTTCGGACCGATGATCCCGTCCGCGCGCAGCCCGTAGCGCTTCTGGAACTTCTTCACCGCCTTCTCGGTCTCCGGGCCGAACCTGCCGTCCACGTCGAGACCGAGCGCGTTCTGCACCGAGGAGACCTGATCGTGGCCCTCGTCATCGCCGACGCCGAGGCCCTTGAACAGCAGATCGGTGAGGCCGCCGAGCTTCATCTCGTGCTCGCGGCGCTCCTTCTCCAACTCGCCCTCGGCCGCCTTCTGCAACGCCGCCGTCGTCTTCGGGCCGACGACGCCATCGACGAGAAGCTGCTTGCGGCGCTGGAAGTCCTTGACCGCCTGATCGGTGCGGGGACCGAACTGGCCGTCGTCGGTCAACTCGTGGCCGATGCTCGTCAGGCGGCGCTGTAGCTGCGACGTGCGGGTCTGCGGGTCATACGGGTCCTGCGGCCCATTCTGTTGCGTCCCTGCGGTCTGCCCCTTGGGCTGGCCGCTCTGCGCGGCAGGAGCGGCGGAAGGGGTGCTGGCGGGCGCGCCAGCGGGCGCTGCGGCGGCGGCGGGCATGGCAAGAAGCGTACGTCCGCTCACCGTCGCCTTCGGATCGGATTCAGAGCAGCCGACGGATCACGACGATCAGCGGGTCGCCGCTCGGGAACGTCTCCTGCCTGCCGTTGCCGAAGGTCACGATGAACTGCGCCTGATACACGCCGGGCGTGTCCACGTGCTCGGCCTCCGGCCAGTACGCCACCCACGGAGCCTCGTCCTCGATCACCGCCGGGAACTCCACGTGCTTGCCGCCGCCCTGCCGGTCCATGCAGAACAGCACCGACGCGCCGAGCAGCGGAGCGTCGCCGTCCTCGTCACGCAGCGGCGCGCGGATCGGCTTCGCCGTATCGCCCTCAACGATCTGCGTCGTCGGCATCGCCTCATTCTCCTTGCGCTGTCGCCGCGTGCGGGATCACATCGGCCGTCGCCACGTGCCCCTCCAACTCCGCGCTCGCGACGTGCTCGGCCACGACCGCTGTCGCCGCATGAACCACGACGTCGGCCGTCAACTCGCCGACCAGCGGCCGGTAGGCGTACATGTTCCAGACGCCGCCGCCCGTGAAAGAAATGCTCGCGCCGCCGGTCTTCGGGAAGTCCTTCGAGCGCGAGAAGCCGCCTGCGGCCCCCTCCGTGACCGCGCCGCCGGAGACCGCCTGCACCTGCGCGAGGGAGCCACCGGCGAGCGTTTCCGCGACCCCTGCACCCATCTTCGTCGCGCGCGCGAGGCGAGCACCGCCAGCCGACGGGACGACGAGGCCGCCGGAGGCCCCGAACTGAGTGGGCATCGGCCCGCGCCCACCGGACGAGTAGGTGATCGCCTTGCTGCCGCCACCGGCCGTGGTACTCGATCCGCCGCCCGAGCGCGCCAGCACGCGCGCAGAGCCGCCGCCAGCGCCACCGGCCGCCAGCGCGCCGCCAGCGCGCGGGAGCACCAGACCGACCACGCCGCTGCCACCGGCACCGGTACTACTCGTAGCGCCACCGCTACCAGCACGCCGGATGGCCTTGGGGCCACCGGAGCGCGCGACCCCGGCCACGCCGCCGGACGCGACGCGCGAGACCGCCTTCGGCCCACCCGCCGTTGTGGCTCCGAAGACGCCGCCCGAGTGCGCAAGCTGCGTGAGCTTCGGTCCGCCCGCGCCCGCCGTCGTAAGCCCGCCACCGGTCTTCGAGACCCCGGAGGACGATGCCCGCGAGCCACCCGCCACCGCCACGCTCGACGCGCCACCGGTCGCCACCCGTGTGCGCGCGCCGGAGCCGCCCACGGTCATCGCCGCCAGCGCACCGCCCGTGTACACGCGCACCGTGCCGCGCGCGCCGCCCGCAGACGCACCGGTGAGCGCCCCGCCGGTCTTCGGAGCGCCGACGAGCTTGCTGCCCCCCGTCGCCGCACCGGACAGACCGCCGCCAGTCTTGGGAGCGCCGACGAGCTTCGGCCCGCCTGTGCTCGCGCTCGTGAGCGCGCCGCCCGTCGCGGTGCGCCGCGAGGTCTTCGGCCCGCCTGTGATCGCCGTCGAAGCGGCCCCGCCGGTCTCCGCGCGCGAGGTCGCCTTCGGTCCACCGGTGCTTGTCGTCGAAGACGCGCCACCGGTCTCGACGCGAGCCACGGTCTTCGGCCCGCCGGTGCTCGCCACGCCCGCGCCACCGCCCGCGTGCGCGACCTGCACGATCTTGCCGCCGCCCGCGACCGCGCCCGCCGGAGCCGGGGACGTGACCGCGAAGTTGTCGAGATGCATCGACGTGGCGTCCTGATTCTGCGAGGAGTCGAACAGCCGGACGCCTCCCACCCCGACCCCGGTGATCGCGTTGTCGGTGGTCCGGCAGACCTCCACGCCGTTGATCTCAAGGGCCTTGTAGGCGTTGCGGAGCACGAGCCGGGCGTCGTAGAACAGGCCCGCCGTGAGCGGGAACGACGCGGACGACACGAGCGTGGTCGCGGAGCCGTTGACGATCTTGAGGATCTGCCACACGCTGCCCGAGCCGGAATAGCGGGCGAGGTACAGCGTGTTCACGGTGCGGTCCAGACGCCCGACGATGCCCGTCAGCGCGCCGCCGATGTTGGTCTGCGGGCAGAACGTCGCCACGACGTCGTAGTCCGCGCTCGGGGACGGAAGATCGACGAACAGCAGTCCGATCACGCTCGCGCCGTTGTGCCGCAGCCGGTTGGCGTTCGTGATGATCCCGTCGCCCGCGCTTGCCGGGTGCATGGTCCACGGGGCCTCGGTGTGGGCCGTCAGGAGCTTCCCGGCCGTGTCCGTGAACGAGTCGCGTGTGTAGATCGACACGCCGACCGTGCCGCCGCCGGTCTTCGGGAACGCCTGCACCCTGATGGCCGTGCCGCCTGTCGCCAGCGCGGCGAGCGCGCCGCCGGTCTTGCCCGACGCCACCGCCTCCACGCCACCGCCGACCGTGGTGGACAGCGAACCGCCGCCGCCGGTCTTCTGTGCGAGCTTGTCCGAGCCGCCCACGAGCGTGCCGAGCGCGCCGCCGCCGGTCTCCCGTGACGTCACCTGCCCGCCGCCACCGGTGACCGCTCCCGCCGCGCCGCCGCCCGTGTCGAGCGTCTGCACGAACGAGTCCTGCGCGCCCGCCGAAAGCGCCGCGCTCGCGCCACCGGTCTTCGGCACGAACGTGATCGGCAGCGGGACAAGCTCGAAGGCGATGCCGCAGTTCACGGACGCCGTGGCGAGCGTGGCGTTGAGAGAACCCGTCGCGCCGGTGCCGGTCTTGATCGCCGTGGCCGCAGCGATGCCCGCGCCGGACGCCGTGTTGGAGTTCGTGTCCGCGCGCTCGGTCCAGTTCGCCTGCACCGGATCCGTCGCCGCGCGGTAGGCGCTCGTCTGCGCGGTGTTCGTATCCGTCGTGTTGGAGACGAGCATCACGATCATGGCCTGATCGTTGACCGTCATCCCGCCGCCGAACGCGACCGTGACCGACGAGGCGTTCGCCTGCGCGACCGGGGTCGCGTCCCACGGGTTGCCCGTCGTCCTGACGCCGCCGAACGACGCCGCCAACGCGACGCTCGCGCCGGTACCGGTGGACTTCGAGAGCAGCGGGTTCGCTGTGCCGGTCTGCGTCGCGCGCCGCCACCACGCGCACAGCCGCATCCCCGTCGAGTTCGGCTGCGTCGCCGGGATCTGCGTCCACCCGGCAGGGGCCGACAACGTGGCGGTGTTGTCCTCCGTCGCCAGCGCCACCACGAGGATGTCGTTGACGGCGTGCGAAGGCAGCGACGGCGTGAGGTTGCCGGTGCCCGAGACGACCGCGCTGAACGCCTGAGTGACCGCCACGGGCCGTCACCCGCCTGCCGTCAGCCGTCGATGTGGAAGAACGGCGTGACCTGCACCGTGAACCCGGCCGCGTTCACGGCGACAGCGGTGAGGTCGTCGAAGTTCGCGTAGAAGATCGCGACGCCGACCGTGGAAGCGGTCGCAAGGAAGAACCCGTTGACGTTGCCCCACGAGCCGGTGCTCGCCGGGAACGACTTCTGCGCGCTCGTCGTGCGGCGGCCCGAACCGTTCGTGGCGACCGCGCCCCAATCGGTGTTCGCGACCGCGACCCGCGCGTACGCGCCGCCCGAGGGTTCCGCGACGCTCGCCGGGGCCGACGCCAGCGCGTCGGTGCGCGCCGGGACCGTCGTGGCGGACGACCCGGTGAACAGCCCGAGGTAGTAGGTCGTCTGGATCGCCGTGGTGGCGCGCGGGACCTTGTTGAGGATGTGGTCGAGACCCTCGTCGGGGAAGATCTCGGCCCCGCCCTCCATGCGCGGGAGGCCGTAGACGCCGTGCAGGATGATGTCCCGCAGGCGCTTCTGGTGCTCCGGGTTCTCGTGATCGAGGACCGGGATGCTCTGGAACGTCTCGATCACGAACCCTTCCTCCGACTCGGGGTGTACTCGGCCTCGTCGCCGCCGAAGATCTCGAAGTGGCCTGCGCCGTCCTCGTTGTCGTTCGGCGCGTCGTCCACCCACTGCACGAGCCGCCCGTACTTCGGGGCGATGACGGTGGTGCCCTGCGGGCCGTCCACGACGTCTTCGCCGGTGACCTCGCGGTACTCGCCCTGCGGCGTGTAGCCCGCGAACGCCTCCCGGACTTCCTCCGGGGTACCGGCGCTCGCCAGCAGGTCCGCCATCGCCCCGCCCATCACGGACTCGGGCGCGAGCCACACGACCTTCTCGGCGTCGATCTTCGTCGCGGCCATCGCCTACCTCTCCGGGCAGACGGCGTGAACCTGAGCCTGCCCCTTCGGGATCACCACGCCGTCGAGCGGCAGCCCGCAGTTCGCGCAGGGCCGAGACGTGTGGACGAGGATGCGCTGCCCGGTCCGCTCGTCGTCCTTGAAGACCTCGACGTGCGCGCCGACGCGGATTCCGGGGACCGGGAGCATGGCTGGACGGTAGCTGCCCTCGGACCCTTCTTCGGATCGAACCTGCTACCGGAACGCGACCGTCGTGATCGCGGCCTCGCCCTGCGCCTTGAGGAGATCCTCGGCCTGATCGGCGCGGATGACCGCCTCGCCGTTGCGGCCCCATGTCTCCGACCACGAGTTCGTGATGCGGAGCAGCGGCACGTCGGTCTTGATCGAGGGGAAGCCGCCCGGCCGGGCGCGACCGTTGCGCGGCAGCACCACGCCCCGGACGATGTAGGCGTGGCCCCCGGCGACGTCGCCGGTGACGTTCAGGACGCCCTGCTCGTCCGGGTCGAACATGCCTTCCAGCCAGTCCGTGCCGAACACGACCGGGCCGAGCGACCCGAGCGCGCCGATCACGTCGTCGATGCCGAACGCCCACCGGTACTCGCCGACGTAGCCGAGCGCCTTCGCGGCCTTGAGCGCCCCGAGGACCGACGACCCCTCGTAGTCCTCGCCCGGCCACTCGTCGTTCTTCTGCGCCAGCCGGTAGAGCGCCTGCGCGAAGTCCTGATCGAACGGCTTGCCGCCCGGCAGCGTCAGCGGCTTCGGAGACGCCGCGAGGTCGTACGTGCGGGAGTTGCCGGTGCAGGCGGACGTGTTGCCCTGATCGAGCCGCAGCTTGAGCGGCCACGTCTTCGTGACCGGCGCGGCGAGGTAGTCGGGATGATCGCGGACCGCGAACCCACGGCTCCGCTCATCGAACTGTGCGATGCGGCCGAGACGAGGATCCGTGACCTCGACGCCGTTCTTGAGCCGAGTAGCCATGCCCGCAGAGTACGGGCAGATCGGATCGCTCCCACAACGCAAAAGACCCCGCCGAAGCGGGGCCTTTCACAGCGATGGCTTCCCGGTGCGAGTCTACGCCAGCCGGTCGAGCGTCTCCTTCTCGACCCCGAGGAACTCGTCGAGG